GGCAAGTGTAATACGTGCCAACATTTCACGCGCCGTTGAGCCTTTATTTGCAAGGACTGCAATGGTTTTGTCGGGCTGGAATAAGGCGTACCAAAGAATGTAAATGACGGATGAAATGGACTTACCCGACTGACGACACGCAAGAACAATAGAAAATCTATTATCATTGAAATGACTAAACATTTTTTCCTGATAAGAATAAGGCGTGAATGGAACCAAACCTCGATCCAGAGAAATTACTTTGACATAGGTCTTTGCAAAGTAAACCGGGTCCTTCATGCATTTGAGGTATTCGCTTACTTCGGTTTTTGTGAACTGTTGTTGAACACCATCACGCTTGACCTGTGGGTTACCTAGGTAACCCATCTCAGCATTTTTAAGATGCATCTGTGACATTTTTTTCCAGTGTCTGAGAGATTAAGTGCTTCTGAAGATCAGTGACTGATCCCAGAAATAAATTGTTATTGGTAACTCCAGTTGCAGCAGGAGCCTCATTCTTTTCTTTCTTCTTAATCTCTTTCTTTTGTTTCTGAAGCGCCATCAATTTATCCGTCATATCTGAAGTATTCTTGAGCATAATACTCAGAACTTCAAATGCACGTGGATGCTCGGATTGTAGTGCAAGTTCCATCATACCTTCAATGGCATTATTTGACTTATCCACAAGATCCTTATAGGTCTTGCGGGAGAACTCGTAGTCATCATCAATTTCCCTTTCCGCCTTTGCTTCTATAGCGACTGGTGGTAAAGGCAAAGGGGGCGGAAGATTTTGTTCCAGCTTTTTGAGTAATTCTTCGCTTTTATTCATAATAAAATGAGGTCTTTACCCAGGGTTATTAAACCCAAAATCCGTTTTCGTTTGTATAACCGTATAGTCCTCAGGAGTATCTTCGATGGATCCCAATGTTGTATGGATATTAACGTCGGTTTTTTCAAAATCATTCGTGATAAAATCTACGTCAGTGTACTTAATAATAGATCTACGAGAGATAGGTCCATAGAAACGAATACGGGCTTCGAAATCCAGGGTATAGATGATTGCTCTGCGTGTCGTAAAGTCACCTTCATACGTATCTTCCATCGTCACGTTGGTGAGAACAAATGGAACATCCGTCGTCACATTGGACGAATCTAGTTCTTTTACCGTAACGGTATATTCAGGTTGAAAATAAGGAAGAATCTGTTCCATCACCTGAAGTGCGTCATCCTGATTCTTTGCCATAATAGAAAGTTGGAAGTTCATTCTATACGGAGCAAAAGTGCGTACAATATGTTTGGTCAATGTATCGCCAGCATCCATTGAGGTTACGACATTATTACGATTCAACTTAGTAGTTGCATCATATACCATAGTGGTAATTTCAAATGACATGCGGGGTAACTTCATTGCAATTTTATTGCCCTGAAGATCTTTCTGCTCATCGAGACGCTGAAGGAACTTTGCCTTGGGTCCATACGCAAGTGGAACCCGGATCGAATGGATAACTTTACCCGTTTGATCCTTGCGGATGATATTGATATTGTTAAATATCGTTCCGAAGACCGTTACGATCCTACGGATATGAGCGTGATAAAAGTGTCCGCTTGTCATAGATTAATTACCAAGTATCATTGGACCACGCAATACGTTTCCAAATATCATTGGTGCCATCCGAATAAGTGTCGAAGCAATAGTAGATATATCCTGATCCAAATACCACACTTCCAATCGCATCACCTGCAACACCCTTGCTTGTTGTCGGAATACCATCTGTTGGATATACTGAGGCTCCGTTAGTTTTAAATACCCAATGTGCATTACCCGCGCCTAGTCCTAAATCACCGGTCGCGGCAATATTGTCATATCTTAGAGGCGGCGTGCCGGAAACATAAGTAACTGTGCTAGTTACATCTGTTGAATAAACGGGTCCTGCACTCTCAAATGTTTGAACATTAAAAACAATATCATTAGCAGGAGTGGCTCCGCCTGGAAAAGTTGTTCCGGGTATTGTTAAGTCGTAATCATCGGGACCATACCCGCCCGCGCCCGCGGCAACACTCATGTCGAGAATGGTATTGTCTGGAAGAACGGTGAATGTTAAAGTCGTTGCTCCGTAGGTCACGGGAACAGCCGTAAAGGTTGTTGGTAGATAATTCCAACTTACAGCTGGAAGCGATGCCTTACCAGTTGTTCTAAATGTCCAATTTTTAGTATTTGTATTAGTGCCGATAACAACGTTGCCACCATTCTTTTCAATTTTAACAAACTGATCGTCATCGCCCAGATAAATGTCGGTAGTTACAGAATTGCCCGAGATTAAATGTACGTGACTATGTTCCGAACTATTAATACCATTATTAGTTATGGTAGCAAAAGTACCTGCGGGCAGTGCATTGTATTCAAAATTATAATGCAATGCTGGATCTCCTGGAGAGCCACCTTGATATGTTCCTTCAACAGTGGTTAGCGTAAAAGTAAATTCAGTGATGCTGCTATTAGCAGGTATGGTCCAGGTGACCGTTTCAGCAATAGGTCCTGTGGTTCCGTCGAAAACCACATTACCAGTGAGAGCCCGACCCAATGATTGTTGTGTTACGCCGGTACCAGTAATTTCATAGTTGACTGTTCCCCAATAAGCTCCGCCTGAAAGCTGATTAACGGAAATTGTAATTGGACTGCCATACACAATATAACCACTTGAAGTGACGGACCATGTCGATGATGTGGGACGAATTACTAAACTTTGTCCAGCAGCTGCTCCGGGTGGGGTAATTACAATTGTGGTAGCCGTATCTGTTATATTGGCACCTTCGGGAAATGTGAGTTCACCCGTAGCATTAAGTATAACTTCATAACTGCCATTAATTAATCTATCTTCCGTTGCACGCGTTCCTTGAGCACCAGTAATACCTTGTGATCCTTCAATACCTTGGATACCTTGCGAACCCTCAGTTCCTTGAGTACCTTGTGATCCTTCAATACCTTGGATACCTTGCGAACCCTCAGTTCCTTGAGTACCTTGTGATCCTTCAATACCTTGAATGCCTTGTGAACCCTCAGTTCCTTGAGTACCTTGAGAACCTTCAATACCCTGTGTTCCTTGTGATCCTTCGATACCCTGTGCTCCTTGAATACCTTCGGTGCCCTGTACGCCTCTTGAAGAATATAAAACCCAAGCATCAGTATTTAAAGAAGGATCAACATAAATTGCTCCGCCATCCGCAGGTATGGCAATACAGATGTAAGTATTTCCATTTAGTGGAGATACGACAATCATATTTGGAGTATAAGTTCCTGCAACCCAATTTCCAATAAAGTTTAAAATTGTACCTTCGATTCCTTGAATACCCTGAGTACCTTGCGATCCCTCAATACCTTGGATACCTTGTGCACCTTCTGTACCCTGAGTTCCTTGTGAACCTTCGGTGCCCTGTGCACCTTGTGAACCTTCGGTGCCCTGTGCACCTTGAACCCCTTGTATACCTTGCGCCCCCGTTTGCCCTGAGAGAGAAACATAAACACCAGCTTGCGTCTTATAACCAGGATTTGACGAATCTGTAATAGTTGCAACAAGAGTTCCATCTGCAGAATTATACGAAGTAATTAAAATGTGTTGTACTATACCATCTTCGTCCGGCGCCCATACAGATAATACTTGTCCAGCAGACCATTCCATTCCGGCAGATGATGGACCATTGTAGGAACTGTCTACGGCTTGAAAATAATAATCTCCCGCCAAGAATAACGTATTAAGTAAAGGCTTAAAACCTTGAATACCCTGTGTACCTTGAGCACCTTCTGTACCCTGAGTTCCTTGCGATCCCTCAATACCTTGGATACCTTGTGAACCCGAACCTTCAGTGCCTTGGATACCCTGCGAACCTTCAATGCCCTGTGTACCTTGCGATCCGTTAGATCCCACGAATCCTGCAGTACCTTGAATGCCTTGTGAACCGGAACCAGTAGCACCTTGCAGACCCTGAGCTCCGGTAATACCCTGCGAGCCCGTGATACCTTGCACGCCCTGAATGCCTTGTATACCTTGTACGCCCTGCGCCGCGCCTAGGTTATACAGTTCTGTAAAATTGGCATTGGCCTTTATGAAGGCTGCACGAATTGTGTCACCTGTTTTATCGTTGGCGACTGTTCCTGTTAAAATAGTTTGCTTTGCCATGTTATTGAGTATCGGCTGTTAGTGTTGTAGAGTCTGCAAAAATTCCCGTTGAATCTGCACGATAAGATGAATTTGTTATAACCACGGCTGGGACTGATGCGCCAACCTCGCCGAATGGATTGTTTTCGCTAAAATCAATGATTCCGGCAGCATCATTTTCAAATTCGTAATTTTGTGCACCT